GTGCGAAATCGAGGAATATCGCCGTGCCGTTCGGGTCAAGCCGCTTGTAGTAGATCGCGTTGTGCGCATGGTCGATAAATGTCCACGGTACGCCGTCCGGCATAACCTGAGACGCAACCGCTTCCTCTCGGCACGATACGATTCTGGCCTGTGCGCCGCCCGGAGTCATGCTCTGTTGCGGCTGCTGCACGGCCTGCTGTGTCTGCTGCAGAAAATCCATCCGCTGATTGCCATACATGCTCTGAGATGGCTGATACGATCCGCCGTACTGTGGCTGCATACCTCCGTAATAATTCATTGCGTCACTCCTTTCGTTTCACCCTGATTTTACTACTTTCCCGAATTTTCCGGGGGCATGTGCGGCGTAGGCGTGTACATCTTGCGGGCAAAATTAACACGTATAATACGTGTATTATTATTGACAATACGTGCAATACGTGCTATAATATACTTGTCAGGAGGTAAGGAGCATGACAATGAGCGGAAAAGAACTGGTTAGCCTGTTGCTCAAGAATAGGTGGACGCTCGACCGCATCAGCGGAAGCCACTACATTCTGCGCAAGGATGACCAAACGCTGTCAATCCCGGTTCACGGGAATCAAGCGTTGAAACCCGGTCTACTGAACGCGATCCTGAAAAAAGCGGGGCTGAAATAAGCCCCGCTCCCCTGACATACATTATTATGGAGGTGTACAAACATGCTCAAAGCATATCCCGCGTTGTTCCACGCCGAAGACGGCGGTTACTGGGTGGAGTTTCCTGATCTTGACGGCTGTTTTTCCCAAGGCGAAAGCATTGCCGAAGCCAGCGCAAATGCTTCCGAAGCTCTTGAAGGGTTTCTCTTCTCTTTGATGGAGCGCGGCATAGAAGCTCCGGCCGCAAGTGATATTTGCGCTCTGTCCGCGGTAAGCCCGGATTTTACCTCAATCATCACAATAGATACCAGCGCTCTGCTAAAGCGTACACGGGCCATCAAAAAGACGCTCACCATCCCCGCATGGCTTAACGATGCCGCGGAATCACGCGGTGTGAACTTCTCCAGAGTGTTGCAGGACGCTCTTTGTGAACAACTCGGACTCGGAACCTAATACAAAAAAAAGAACCGGGGCATCAAGCCCCGGCTTTGTTGTATCTGCACATCATGCGTTCCAGTTCCGGCACGATCACCCGCTCCATTTTGCGGGCAACCGTGCGTCTGTCCATATGGACCACGCTGCCTGTATCAATGTACGGCATGTGCCACACGATGCACTGTGTTGCGATCTCGCGCTCCTCGCTGCTGAGCTTAGATGAGCGGAGTAGGGCGGCGAACTCATCCGCCGTCAGATGGTCAAATTGCGGCCATGTCGTCCGTGCGCCCATCGCGTCACTCCTCGGTGATTTCGGTCGCTTCTTCTACGACCGTCTCGATCTGCGGCCAGCCGTTAATATACTCGCCGACCGCCGCCTCAATTTCCGCGCGGTCAACGGTATATCCTTTTGCGGCAAGCTGCGCCGCAACGTAATCCAGCTTTTCAGCGCCCTTGCCCGCGCCGTAGATCTGTTCCGCGGCGTAGACCAGAGTGCGGACGGTCGCCCGGAGCATCGTCTGCTGCTCGGCGGTCGTGCGGGCCTTGATCCACGGGATGACCTTGTAAGTGATAATAGATGCGAGAAGCAGCAGAATTGCTTCGATGATGGGAGTCAGGTTAATCATGTGTATTATCCTCCTTATGCAGTGCTTTCCATTCGTCTTCGTCCGGCAGCGCGTCGAAGTGCTTTTTGCGCCTTGCGGCTTCGCCGTTACCGCCGTTTGCTGTGTAGGCCGAGTCCAGTCGTGAGTATCTGCGGCGTTCGTCCTCGGTGGTATATCCCCGGGCGACGCACGCGGCGTAAATCGTGCCCATACTGTCGTCCAGCATGGCCCTGAATGCTTTTGCGATGATCTCATCACGCTGCTGCATGGCTTCCTCGCGGGCGTCCGCTGCCGCGTGGATCGCGCGCAGCTCCCGGATGTCCTGCCGGTTTCGCCACGTCGCGATGCTGTCACACAACGCCACAAGCGCAACGACCAGCAGCGGCCAGTAGTGTTTAACCTCTTCCGGGACGTCCTTCCACAGCAGCAGCGCCGCGGCGCACACTGCCGGAACGGCCCAGCCGATTACAGCGTCAATGATTCGTTTCAGATGTTTCTGCAATGGTATCGCCCGCCTTTGCCGCTCACTGCGGTTCACCGCTGCGCGTCGTTACAAAACCGGGGAATCCCGCTGCCTCCGCCTTGTCGCGGCATCGCTCCGCGTTTTCCTTTACAGCGAAAGCCCCGATCTGCACACGGTACAGATTCTCGTTCACTTTCGCGATAAAAGCATCTGGAAACCCGGCTCGTTTCACCGCCTCGGCGTAACGCCTCGCGTTTGTACCGGACGCGAACGCGCCCACCTGTACGCGGTAAAGCGTATCCGGTTTCTCCGGCTTTTCCGGCTCTTCAGCGTTCAGCAGCAGCCGGACTTCCTCGCGGAACGTGTCCATATCCCTGCCGAACTTCGGCCACCAGTGCATGATGTCGCCGTGATTCGATGCGATTCCGAGCGCGTGGCCTTCCTTGTGGCAGATGATGTCCTTCTCGGTGAGGTCGAACATCTTACACAGCATTACGCAGAGATCGACGGCTTCGGCGTAGACCTTGAGGAAGTATGCCTCGTCCTTGAGGTTGTCTTCGCATATTTCGAACCCGATGTGCGTATTGTTACACGAACCCTTCGGGCCGCTCGCGCCGTGCCAGCCTCGATGGTCCCAAGGAAGAACCTGATAGGTCGCCACCGTGCCGTCCGCCAGCTTTCCGATGAAAGCGTGACAGCAAATGCTGCGGTCCATCGGCTGATTCCAGTGATTATTATACTTGTTTTTTCCAAGCAGCCCGTCATCAGGCCCGACGTACCGGTTCAGCACGGGGTTATTCGCCCCCGTGCTATGTACCATGATGCCCTGCGGTTTGATTTTCTTGCCCGCTTTGTAGCAGGCGTTGTTTGTGAAAATCAGCGTATGGAGATTCATAATTTCCCTCCTTAACCGATGGTGACGGTTGTGCCGCCGGCGGCGTTGGCCGCTTCGCTGTAGGGGATGGGGTTGACGGTGACCTCGGAGAGGTAGTTGTAGCCCTCGTCCGGAAGGACTTCCTGTTCTTCGGCGGTGGGGGTGACGGTCTTTGCCTGCGCCCTGACGCTCTCGCTGCCGCTCATGGTGCCGGTTACGCCGAGAATCGTCACGCCGGAGCGGATGTTCGACGCGATGATCTTCGCCTGCTCGGCGGACGCGATGCTTACCTTGCCGCTGCCGTCGTGCCAGCCCTGCGGGATGGTGTACTCCTGCGCCTTTTCGGAAATCGCGCCGCTGACCGCGCCGTTGCTCGGCATGGTGCCCGTGACCTTCGCGCCCCGGACATAAGCGGTCTTGCCGGAGAGAATCTCCGCCGCCGCGGCCGTGGCGTCCTGCGTGTCGGAATCAAACTCGCAGGTACCGCTTACAGGCTCGCCGTCCGCGCCGTGAGCGGTAACGCCCTTCAGCAGCTTGTCCGCCTGTACCGTATCTGCGGTCAGGTCCATCAGTACTCTGCCGCCGTAAACAACCTTGGAAATTGCCATTTTCTCACACTCCTGTCGTTATTCTATGGGTTCCGGCGCGCCCCACGCCGCGGGATATTCGGACGGGCTGTACACCGTATCGCTCAGACACGGATAAGCCATGCCTTCCAGTACCGCCCACTCTCCGGCGCGGTACATGTCGTGCGAACCGGACGGACGCGCCCACGGGCGGGCCGTCGCCTTTGACGTGCCGTGGTACTGCATCCACAGGGCAGGCGTAACATCCGGCGACCATCCGGGGTTTCCCGCGCTGTCGTGGGCCGACACGCAGCGGTAGGGAATGCCCTCATGTCTGCGCACGTCGCCCGCCGAGAACGCTCCGGGGGTCCACGGGCGCACCGCCGCGACGCCGTCGTTGACCGCTTCCGGCGAGTCCTTTACGCCGTCGATGAATTTGTCCAGCAGTCTGCGCATCTCAAAAAGCTCGTTTCTCTGCGCCGCGTTCATTCCGTCACCTCCCCGCGAAGGATAGCAAGGGCTTCCTCAGTTTCCGGATCGGGAAGATCTTCCTCGGGCGGCTGATTCGCGAGAATTTCGGCGTAGAGCGCGTCGTATTCTTCCTTGGTGATTTCGCCCTTCAGGGGTTCGCCCGAATCAATTGTACCGATACCGAGAAGCGTGCCGTCGTCTGTGTATGCTGCGTAGTATCTCATGTAATCACCCCTTGAAGAAGTACCACTGGTACTTAAAGGTATCAAATTGCATCATGTCCCCTGTCCCTTGAGCTGGTTTATAGTAAACCGTCGGAAGAATTATAGAGCCGTCCGATCCGACCGTCCACGCTGAGTCGTTGCACTGGCTAGTCGACAAAGCCGCGTTGCACGTCGCGCGGTATTGTACGTCGCCGCCACGCGACAAGACAATACCTGCTGTAAAGTGGTAGGTACCGCTCATACTGGAACCAAGAGTGCCCACCATGAGGATAAACAGCACATAATCGCCGCTCAGGTCCAGCGCCTGGCCGAGCTGCGCGGTCTTGGTCTTACCTGTCGGCGTGAAGGTGCCGCTCAGCATCTCAATCCCGCCCGCCTTGAGCTTTCCCAGAATCGCCTCGCCGTCAGCGCCGTGGGCGGTAATGCCCTCCAGCAGCGTTTCGGCGGTGACGGTGTCGCCCGTCAGGTCAATGAGCGTCTGGCCGTTGTAGATGATTTTCGATTTTCCCATGCGCGCCTCCTTAGCCGATGCTGGCGGTCACGCCGCCGGCGGAATTGGAGACTTCACCGTAGGGAATCTTCTCCACAACCACGTCCGACTCCATATACTTCTGCGAGGTCTCCAGCGTAATGTCGCCGGTAATCGGCGTAACGACATACGCGCCCTCGTACACGGGCAGCGGCTGCGCCGTCCACACGCCGCGGGAGACGGTCAGCACCTTGCCGTCGTCCAGAGCGGAGACGGGCGGGAGTCCCGCGCCGCTGCCGGAGCCGCCCACGCCGTCCATTACGTCCATCATCTGCACCTCGGTCCCCCTGCGGGCCGTAAGCCGATGCCCGCCCGCGATGGGCTCGATGGTGATTTCCCAGTCGTTGACAATCATCGCGCCGGACGACACCGTGCCGCCCAGCGACGCCGCCGGGGAGACGCGCCCGACGATATTCGTTCCCGTCAGCAGACTCACAGCGCCGTCACCTCCGAAGCGATATTGAAATTCTTCAGGTTCGCCTCCGTCACGCGCCGGGAAGACGCTTCCAGCGCCGGCCAGACGGTTTTGCGTTCGCCGTCCTCGGTCATGAGCTGGATGTCCGCCGAGTACGCGCCGTAAGCGACGTTCTCGGTGTCCTCATGACGAATCAGGATGCGGCTGCTGCCCATCGCGCCCGACGTCTGAAGAATCACCGCCGAATCCCGGGACGGCGTTTCCCGCACCGTCAGCGTCAGCACATCGCCGGGGCGCATCTCGTATGGCGTTTCGCCGTCGTCCAGCGTAAGCGTCACGTCAAGCGCCTCGTCATCGCCGCGCACCATCCAGATTTTTCCGTTGTCAATAATCAATCCGGTCCCTCCTTACTCCGTTTTTGTGTATTCCACGATCACGAATCCGCTGTCGCACCGCATGCCAGAGCCGCAGCCGATGATGACGGCCGTCTGGTTCACCGCGGTATTCAGCAGGCACTTTACGCAGCGGTTCGCCACTTCCTCCACGTGCGGCAGCGGCATGGGGTAATCGCCCAGCACCGCCATGCCCCGCAGCGACACGACCACGCCCCGGTTCGGCGTGCTGAACCAGAACGCCTTTTCCTCGCCCGCCGCGATCGCGCCGAAGCTGATCACCTGACGGTAGATCGGATTGCCGTCGATCCACGTGCCGCCGGTGGGCGTTTCCGCCGCTTTGTAATTGGTCACGCCCTCGATGCCGCCGTAGAACGCCGCCTCCCAGGCGCTTTCGAACATCGGGCGCGCCGATGTACCCGTGGAGTACATGCCCACCGCTACGCCATTGCCGTTTCCGGCGTAGTGCATGATGGCCCGGCTGTTGGTGACGCTGGAGGACGCGGTGACCTCCCGGCCCGCCGTGTCGGTGAGGTACAGCGTAAAGCCGTATCCTGAATCCAGTGGAATCTGCGCCGTGATCAGCGTTCGGTCGTTGGTCTTTACGCAGGTCGCGCCGGAGCCCCACGCGATGGTGGTAATGGTTTCCGTGCCGTCCTCGGGCGTTCTGCCCAGCTTCAGCGTGGGCGAATTGTAGCCGCCCGCCGTGTCGATCTGCGCGTCCAGCGTGACCCAGACTCGGTTGCCGTCGGTGGAGGCTTCATAGACCGTCGCGCCGCTGTCGTCCACCCGCTGCGAGTATCGCTGCACAAGGAAGTTGTTGATCTTCGGCGGGGCCACGGCGGTGACACTGAACGACCACGTAAGCGTCAGGCTGCGGCCTCTGCTGTCGGTGACGGTGACGTCGTAGGTATGCAGGCCCGCTTCCTTCAGCTTGCCGATGTTGACCTGCGCGCCTGTGGATGTGCTGCTGAGCGTACCGCTGACGTCCACGCCCTCGGTGCCCCGGATGCGGTAGCTCTTCAGCGTCGCGCCCTGTCCCGGCTCGGCTTCATACATCACAATTGCGGCGCCGCCGACGAACTGGTAATACTTCGTGCCCGTGCCCACCGGCGAGGAGTACACCGAAAACGCCGGAACGACGTCCGCGCCCGCCGAAACCGTGAACGGAATCTGGCGCTGCGCCGTCTGTACGCCGTCCACCAGCGTCGTCAGCACGCAGTAGGCCGTGCCGGACACGTCGTTGGGGATCTGGTTCAGCCATGTCTTCGGTACGGTGTAGGACGCCGTCAGCGTTGATGCGCTCAGTGTCGTGACCGAGCTCTGCGCGGAGCCCATCTTCCACTGTACCTTGTGGGTGACCGTGCCGTCGGATTCCAGCGGGGCGATGGTCAGGCTGACCGTCTCGCCCGCGAGGATGCCCGTTCTGTCCAGCGTGCCCCGGCTACCCTTCACGTCGTGGTCGACCGACAGCGTCGCCGCGCGGATGTACAGCGCGTTCTCCGACCAGCCGTAGGCCGTGGCCGATTCGTTGACATAGACCGCCAGCGTCGTAGACGTGCCGCTTTGCAGCCACGAAACCAGATTTGCAAACGCCGCAGCATTGGAATCTGGCGAGAAATAGATCGTGCGCGTGCTGTTGTACGCCGAGCCGTTGGTCGGCACGTTTCCGATGGCCGTTCCCAGCATGGCCGTACCGGTTCCCGTCAACTCCGTCTGCGTACCCTGATACAGATACAGGGTCTTTTCATCGCTGCCGCCCGCCTTCGGAAACTGCAGCGTCAGGCGAATGGCCGTGATCTCCTGATCTGCCCAGTCCACCGAATCCCGCAGTTTGGAAAACAGCATCGCGCCGACGCGGGGATAACCGCCCGTCCACGTGCCTTGAATCGCATCGCCGATGTTCCAACTGCTGTATGCTGCGCGGCTGACATTGCCCAGTTTGTCAGCCGCAATGGTAAACGTACTCAAGTTGCTCCCTCCAGTACAAATGCGATGCCGCCGTCAGCCGCCTCACGCGCGACGATGCGCTTACCCGCCGAGCCCACACGCCCGATGCGGATTGCCTCCGTCTCAAGCTGACGCTTGTGGAAACTGCCGATCTTCCCGCCCAGTTGCAGAACATGAAATCCCGTCTCATCTACCAGCGTAGAGTAGGTCGAACCGGCCTTGCGCGTTTCAAGTCCGTCATCACTGAAACTGAACCATGTGGATATCTTCGTTTCGGTCGCATTCGCAGCGCTCTGTGCGTTCTCAGCTGCGTTCTGTGCCGCGCTGGCCGCTTCCTGCGCTGCGGTCGCAGCATCCTTTGCCGCCTCTACGCCGTTTGCTGCATCCATTGCATTCTGCGCGTTCTGCACGGCGCTCATGGCCATGTTGTTCGCGCTTTCGATATCAGCATTGAGCCCGGAAGTAGCCTCATCCACATTATCCTTGATCATGATGTTGACTGAGGTGTTGGCACTCAAGTCAAGCTGATCCGCCAGCGCGATAATTTCGTTGGTAAATACCTCGCGCGCAAACAACGTGTCAACGTCGATGTTAGCTGCGACGAGCTGTCGGATGATCGCGCTGTCAGCGAAGATATCCTGCACATTCAGTTTTGCAGCCGTGATGGATCCCTCGATGATCTTCTCGCCGCCGTTGATGGAGAGATCGGCTACATCGTCATTGCTCACCTGTTTCAGCGTCGTGGTGACGTTGCCGTCAGCATCAACCCCGAGCGAGTAGAACCCGCCGTCTGAGCCCTTTACGATCAATTCGCCGACCGTCAGGCTGACCATGTTGGCCTCGGTGACAGCCAGACGGCTGATGTACAGTTCGCCGCCGACGCCCTGCGTAATGATGGCCGTATCGGTCACAAGATCTTTGATATGCGCCCAGTCGATGTCAGCGTTCTTGATGTCAGCGGTTCCGATGTCGACATTCGCGATCTGTGCCCAGTCGATCACCGCGTGTCCGATCTGCGCCTCGTTGATCTTCGCCAGCGCCGCGTACAGCTGGTCGGTGGTGATTTCTCCGGCAACGATCTTCTCGATGTGCGCGCTGATCGCCTTGATGCTCTCCGCGTCGATCGCGCCTGCGGCAATCTTGTCCGCGGTAATGGATCCGGCCTGAAGCGCTTCAGTGTTGATGCTCTCGGCTTGAATGTGTCGCGTGGATACCGCGCCGTCGCCCAGCTGCGCGGCGCCCACCGTTCCGGCGCTCACCTTGCTGCCGTTGATTCCGTTCGGAATCTGCCACGACGCGAGCTTGCTGTTTGACAGCGATGCCGACGTGCTGCCCACCTCGATGCCGAGCGGCCTGTCATGCAGGCAATCCCACATCATTGACACAACCTCGGCGCTGCTGTCGGCAAATCCGTCCTTCGTTACGATCTCGACCTCGTCGTACAGCATCAGGCGGTCCATGTCCTTGTATTGTGCATATTCTGCACTTTCGCCCAAAAGGAGGAAGTCCACGCGCAGCGATACCTTCGGCCTGTCGCAGCCGCCGTCAATCATTTCCTGAGCGCGTTCCCGCATCCGCGTCAGCGCCTGCTCTTCGGTAAGTCCGTCCGTGCCCACCTTGCAGTCCGAACATTCCAGCCGGTACAGCATCGGATCGGCGTACTCGTTTATGCGAGGGCTGTCCACATACACCTCGGGCAGCAGCAGGTCGGAGCCGTCCTTCTTTTTGCCGACGGGCTTGATGCGCGTCGCGATGTTCGACCCGTCCATGTCAGCTGTCACGCCGACGAGGTTTTTGCCGTACTCGATCTTCATGCCGCGCTTTTTGCCGGCTCGGCGAAGGAAGAACAGCTCCCAGTTATCACGGATGTACTGGCAGCCCCACAGCGCGAGCACTCCCGTCTCCGCGTCCAGCATGGCCTTGATGGGGTTGACGTCTTTCCAGTCGATACCGCCGCGCGTCTCGGAGATGTCGGTATATGCAGAAAAGTCGTGCGGCACCTCGCAGTTTTCCATGATTCCGTTGAGCGCCGTCTGCAGGCTCACTTCGCCTTCCGACTTGTAGTTCGTGATGTTCTTGAGCAGCTTATAGGAAATGTGGTTGGCGTATGCCGTCACGCCCTCGTCGCTGCGCACTACGCGGTAGATCTCAAACAGCTGCGGCTTCACGCTCCAGTTCACCTTTGCCGCTTCATCCGTGCTTTCCAGCATCGCCTCGTCGTTTTCGGAGATGACCTCCGTGTATGTGCGCACATAGCGCAGATACGTTGCGGCCATGTAGCCTGTCGCGCCGTCTCTTGATACTGCCACTTTGTACCAGCTGTGACCGTTGGATGAGCCTGCGCTTCCGAGCTTTACCACTTCTGTGCCGGAATTGTACCGGCCAAGGATGGTCGATGAGGTGTTCGGCTTCTTGCGCAGATGCAGGCGGCCTTCGGACGTCTGCACGCGGTACACTTCGCGGGTAATCGTGGTGGTCGTGGACGCCGCGTCCATTCTCAGAAGCGGCGTCTCGCGAACAGGCACCCAGCATTTGATATATCTGCCTTCGCGCAGGCTTGCCCATTTGCCGAGCTCGTCATACGGGCACTCAAGCGCAACCTCGCTGTTCCCTCCGGCTGTTTCGTCATGGGTGCAGGTCGTCGCTTCCAGCGCTCCCACAATGCCCATTCCGTCGAAGTCCATGCCCGTCGGGTCATAGACATATACGTCGGACATTTACCTGCACCTCCATCTGGGCGTTACGTACACCTCGGTTACGCTGCCCGTCCAGTTGATCGACGTTACCGACGGATCCAGCAGCGGCCACTGGCCGTCAACAATCGACACTCTGTCGTTCATCGATTCAGTTCCGCTGTACGCCATCTTCGCCTCACAGTCAAGCGTCAGCTCGCCGTTGAGGCCGTCGATCAGTACTGTCTGGCGTCCCACCATGAGGGTTACGTTGCCTGTGCCGCGAACGCTTATGATCGGCTTCGCCTGCGCCGTGCCCCTGCCTCTGATCGTCGATGCTTCCCGGATGGTGATCGGCTGCGTCTCCGGCCATATGTAGCGGTGCGGTTTCGCGCGGAATGTAACGTTGGTTGTCCATCCGTCATTCCACACGCAGGGCACAAGCGGCGTTTCACCGATGACCTGTGCGTGCCAGAACCAATTCCAGCGTTCAAAGCGCAGGATGCCCGCGCCGCTGAGCCACGCCGTGACGGCGTTGACGTCAGCCTCGGGCCGGATCCACATCGGTACCGCGATTGTCACAGGCTTCAGCCCACCGTTCGAAATGAACCGTTCTCCGTCCGCGCCGGCGATCTGCACCCATTCGCCGTCTTCTTCGGCAATGGGAATGTTCGGCATGGTCGTGATTACGGCAAGCATCTCGTCGCTGTTATGGTCTCCGAAGTACATTCTGTTTTTCATATCAGCCCCCCTTTCCCGACGCTTCCGCTGCCAGCTGCGATGCAAGCTCGCGGCCGAAATTCTTTGCTTCTTTGCGGGTGTACGCGCCGCTGTAGCTGACGTTTACGGTAGTGTTGCCGCCGGAAGATTTATCCCCGGTTCTCCCACTCGACGAAGACGACGATGACGACGAACTTGAGCCGCCTTCCGCGTAATCAGAACCCATGAGCGTGCGTCGTGCAGCGTCCACCGCCGCCTGCGCCACTGCCTGCATCTGCGCCACAAGCACGCTCTTCCTTGCGGCAACTCCCGCGGCGAGGCTTTCCACGGCGGCCATGCCAACCGCATACATTCCCGTTCCTCCAACTTCGCCCGTCACCGCTTTTTTCGCAGAGCTCACCGAAGAACTCACAAGCCCCTCCGACGCTTTTTCGACTTTGCCGTCCGGATCCTGCAATCCTTCCTCCAGCCCGCTTACTGCGGAATCGCCGACGTCTCCCATTGCGGCCATAATTACCTCTTCAATGTTTGACGTGTCAATGTCAGCATCGGCAAATGCTCCTGTTGAACCGAATATCTCGTTTATCGTGTCCATATAGCTGCCATCTTCTGTGTTGATCCCCGCAAGCAGTTCTTTTATTTGCTGTTCAACTTCATGCTTTTTCTCTTTCAGCGCGATTGCATATCCTGAATTTGCGCCCGACGGTTTGCCCCATCCACCGCTCCATTCGCTCTGTTGTTCCGCACTCGCAATCTGTTCATCCAACAACGCCCGCACATCGAACAACTCAGCTATCTTTTCCAGATTCTCCATCTCTTCGGGCGAAATATCTTCAAAGCCTTCCCGCATTCCTTTCAGTAGTGCGCTGCGCTCTTCCTGATATTCTTCCAACGCTTTTTCTGCCTTGGCTTCCGCTTCTTCTTTGATTACCTGTTCTTGCTCCAGGTGTTCCTCAGGGGTCATCATCCCTCTTTTGAA